GTATGGTATAAAACAATATGGGACTCCTACTAAAAAATTTTTTAAAATTTTAAAACAATATGGCTAATACTGACCTTTTATCTTTAGATCAATTACGAGACAGAGTAGAGAAAACTTGGATTGAACATATTAAGTTATGCCAAGATAATTTTTTATATTTTGTAAAAAATGTATGGCCTGAATTTATTTATAGAAAAACAGCAGAGAAAGCAAACTGGGGACACCATCAAATTATAGCTAATGAGTTTACTTCTATTTCTATAGAGAAAGCAAAACGTTTAATTGTAAATATGCCCCCGCGTCATACAAAATCTGAATTTGCTTCTGTTTATTTTCCAGCTTGGCTTATGGGACGAAATCCTAAAATGAAGTTAATGCAGGTTTCTCACAATACAGAATTAGCAACTAGGTTTGGTAGTAAGGTTAGAAACTTATTAGATACTCCTGAATACAAACAAATCTTCGGAGATGTTCGATTAAGAGAAGATGCAAAAGCAAAAGGAAAATGGGAAACTAATTATGGCGGAGAATATTTTGCAGCTGGTGTTGGTGGAGCAATCACGGGTCGTGGTGCGGACTTGTTGATTATTGATGATCCACACACGGAACAAGATTCTTGGTCAGAGAATGCAATGGAACGAGCTTATGAATGGTACACTAGTGGCCCAAGACAACGTTTACAACCCGGCGGATCCATCGTTTTAGTGATGACCAGATGGGCGGAAGATGATCTAACAGGACGTCTATTACGTATGCAGTCAGAACCAAAAGCAGACAAATGGAAACAAATATCATTCCCAGCAATATTACCATCAGGTTCCCCGGTATGGCCTGAATACTGGTCTTTAGATGAGTTAGAAAAGGTGAAGGCTTCAATTTCGATCCGTAACTGGTCGGCTCAATATATGCAAGAACCCACTTCTGAAGAAGGAGCAATCCTTAAACGAGATTGGTGGCGTCCTTGGAAATATGCCATACCTAAAATTAAACATGTTATTCAATCTTATGATACAGCATTTTCGAAAAAAGAAACAGCGGATTATTCAGCTATTACAAGTTGGGCTGTTTTTCAACCTGATGAGAATCAACCTGATGCTTTACTCCTATTAGATGCTATGAGAGGAAAATGGGATTTTCCTGAATTAAAAGCTATTGCTTTAGAGCAATATAAATACTGGGAACCAGAGTCCGTGATTATTGAAGCAAAAGCCACGGGTCAACCCCTTTTACAAGAGTTTAGAAGAATGGGAATTCCAGTTATTGATTTTGTTCCTACTAAAGGAAAAGATAAACATTCACGGGTAAATGCAGTATCCCCGGTGTTTGAATCGGGTCAGGTTTGGTATCCAGCGAATGCTCGGTTTGCTCAAGAAGTGATTGAAGAATGTGCTGCTTTTCCTCATGGAGAATATGATGACTATGTAGATAGTACAACCCAAGCTGTGTTAAGATATCGACAAGGATATTTTGTTTCGACCTATACGGATGAAGAAGAAATTAAAGAAGCACAGGCAAACAAAAAATTTGTATATTATTAGGAGAACACATGTCAATATTTAAATTTGGACTTCCCGTTTTAAATATGGTCTTTAAAAAGGCTAGAGTAGGGAAAAAAGCTCAAAAGATATTTGAAAATCTTTATAGAGAAAATCAAGCAGCCGGCTTGAGCAGCCAATCAGCTTACACCTCAGCTAGAAAAGAATTAATTGATAAATATAAACTAAAAGTAAATCTTAAAGGCCAAGTTACAAATCGTAGCGAAGGGGGAGAAATTGTCATCGGTAAAAACGTAGACAAGGATTTACTATAATGGCTAATAAAGGTTTAGAAGAGGCTATTGAAAAATATAAGGTTGGTAAGTCTCAAGATGGCATTCTTACTAAACCTCGTAAAGATCACTCTTGGGTACCGGGAGCCGCGGTCACTGTAGGAGGTATCGCGGGGGTTGGGTATTTACTCAAAAAAAGATTTCCTTTTTTAAACTTAGTTCCTGAATTAACAAAAACACCTTTAGGGAAAAGTAAAGCTTTGGTTCCTCCTCCACGGATCACGGAACCTAAAGTCATCGACAAAGTAGATGAAATTATTAAATCAGGTAAAACAGAAACCTTTAATGCTATGCAAACGGTTGAGAAACTTCCCCCTGTTAATGTTAAAAGTGCCAGTAATATTTTTTCAGCTAAAGCGGCAGCTACTCCTTTAACTCAAGGATCTGGGAAAGGAAGATTTGGATCAGCCCTATACGATTTTATTGCAACCCATCCTTCTAAGAAACCTTTATCGGCACAACAATGGATTAATGAATTTGCCAATCATAATCGAATGGCGACATTAAGATCGACAGCACCGGGTTTTGAAAAAGTTAAAATGAGAATTGATCGAGAAGAATTATTTGATGCTAATATTGCAAATTTTAATAAAAGCAATGAATTAGTAGGAGGTTATCTTTTTAATGCAAGAAAAATGAATATTCCTGTATCTAAAGAAGATTTATTAACTAAAGTTGTTAAATCCCCTGCGGTTAATTTTAAAGTTATTAGATTTGAAGATACCGTACAAGCCGGTAAAGAGATGGCACCGGTCATTACATCAACGTTAAACCAAATTAAAAATGCCAAATCTAATGTTGCAAAATTAGTTAATGAACCTGGAATAGCTAACATTGATGATACTTTAACTCAGATTACAGATGATTTATTAACTGCATCAAGAAGTTTTAATCGTCCTAACATATCAATAGGTAAACAGCAGGAACAACTTAGAAATGTAGAAGAAAGTCTGGCAGATTTATTACAGACGAGTACACAATTTAAAAATGTCTTTAGTGCAAAAAATAAAGCGATTCCTGTGCCAGCTTTTATAGATACTGCTGCACTCAATATTCAAAAACAAAAGGTAACCGATTATTTAAGACAAGTTAATCAAATCAAAAAAAGTGAGAGAAACACTCGATACGGAGATCGTATGGAATATAGAACGCATGGAGATGAGCGTTATATTGAAGATCTTATTGTTTATCCAAAAAATATGCCTTGGGGTAAAAATATCTCACCTTCTCACTATGAACGAATAGGTGGAAAAGAAATTAATAACCAAATTTATCATGTACGTTATGGACAACGAACAACTGACGGGGGCGAAAAAGTTTTTATGATTCATGAAGGACAAGCGGACTATGCTCAACACGCAATGAGATCGATTCGAAGTAATAGAAAAAATACGTCTGGTATTTCAGAACCTAATGAACGTTTTAATCCTTTCAATCGAGAAGGAGAATTTTTACAAGCCAATATTAGTTTAAGAACGCTAAGAGAACAAATGAATGCACTTACTAATAAAGGTCTTAAAATGACAGAAAAGGATTTTAGAAAATTAAATGAATTAAGACGAGTTTATGGAGATATTAAAATGAACACCATTAATAGTATTAACTTAGCGACTAAAAGAGCAGCGAGTCAATCGGATGATATAGGGTACCTTCCTATGATTCAAAGAGATCAATGGGGAGATCATATGATTAAACATGTGGCTAAAACAGGAGCAGAAAGTAATGTCCAATGGGTGGCTATTAATCCTGTAGAAAAATTACACGGCTTAAAGCGTGAAGTTAAACTTGGAGATTTAGAATTTTATGGCACAGCTAAAGGAAAGGCGGGTATTCCCGGCTTACTTTTAAAAGGGAAACAAACTAATGTTAAACAAACCGCTGTTTTACCTCAAAGAATGATAGATCTAGCCAAACAATATAATTCTGAAGCTAAAACAATTAGAATTTCCTTGTCAGATCCTAACAAACCTTATAAAGTTATTGAAACAAGAAAAGGAAAACCTGAATTGAATATAAAAGGAGCTAAAGAGCATGTAGCTGCATTTTCGACACAAGCTGAAGCTGAGGCTTTTGCAGCATCGACTCAAACTGTGAAATATATTCCAAAAGATGACGTTCGAAATTATTATGAAGTATTTGCTTTAAAAATCACGCCAGAAATGTTAGGACAACCTTTTAAATTGTACAAAAAAGAGGGTGGTCTAGTAGTTAACCTCTTTAAATGGTAAGATAAGGCTTCGAAAGAACTTATATATAAGGAGAAAAACATGAGTCTAAGAAAAACATTAAAAAAAGTCGGTAAAGCGGCAGCTATTGCTGGTGCGGCTTACGGTGCTTCTAAAATGTTTGGCGCAGGTGCAGCAGGGAAAACATCCAAGTTAAAGAAATATACTGGTTGGACAATTCCTAAAGGCCCTGGAGATAAAGTTGTCTTTCCTAAAGGAACTAAAGTTGCAGAAAATATTGCAAAATGGGATAAAGGCATAAGTAAAATCGCTGAGCAAGGAGGAGTATCTCAAGAAGGTGCTGATGTTTGGAAAAAGAAGGATCCTTGGTACAAATTTTGGAACAAGGGCGGATCTATCAAAGCTAAACAAGGTATCTACGCTCACGAAGATGAATCTATTGGAATGAGACTTGGTAAGAAAAAAACCAAGCATGATAAAAAAGTTGCAAGAGATGAATCTTATGGAGATTGGGGTAAAAGAAGCAAAGACTGGAAGAAAAAAGATGTTAAGAAAGCTTCCGGCGGTGCATTTATTAAAACTAAATTAAACGGCACTTTGCGTACTGAAACCTACTAATTTAGAGATAGAAAAAATAACATGGCTGATGTTGAGAGACAAACTGAAATCGTGGAAGAGAAAGGCCCTACGACAGAAGAAGAAGTTGCTGTTGAAGTGGAAAAAGCTAGTGAGGAGCCTGTTGAAGAAGCTCCACAACAAGCAGTAGACTTTTACGAAAACATTGCAGAGAATTTAGATGAACGCGTTTTACAACGTTTGTCCTCAACATTAGTTACAGAATTTAAAAAAGATAAAATTACCAGAAAAGATTGGGAGCAGGGATATACTATAGGCTTAGATCTTTTAGGACTTAAACAAACCGTATTAACAAGACCATTCAAAGGGTCAGCTAATGTAACTCACCCTTTATTAGCAGAAGCAGTTACACAATTTCAAGCACAAGCATATAAAGAATTATTGCCACCTGATGGGCCTGTAAAATGTAAAGTAGTTGGAGATGAAACCGACGAAAAAACTAATCAAGCAGAACGGGTGCAAGGTTTTATGAATTATATGATTACGGAGAAAATGGAAGAATATACTCCGGACATGGATCAATTATTATTTTATTTACCTTTAGCAGGATCTGCATTTAAAAAAATTTACTATGATGAACTTCAACAAAGAGCAGTAGCTAAATTTATTCCTGCTGAAGATTTAGTTGTTCCTTATTACACAACTGATTTATTAGAATGTGAAAGAATTACTCATGTTTTAAAAATGAGTGAGAATGATATTTTAAAAAAACAGAAAGCTGGTTTTTATAGAGACATTGAATTAAAGCCGGTTACTCCTGAAGACAATAGAATTGAAAAAAAATACCAAGAATTAGAAGGAATTACTCCTTCAGCTGATCGTTCGGACAATTATAACATTTTAGAAATGCATGTTGATTTGAATTTAGAAGAATTTGAAAATAAAGACTCTAAAAAAGAAGTTAAAATTCCATATATTGTAACTGTTGATGAAGGATCAGGCCAAATTTTGTCAATTTATCGTAATTACTTACCAGACGATGAATTTTTTAAAAGAATTGAGTATTTTGTTCATTATAAATTTTTACCAGGACTAGGATTTTACGGATTAGGCTTAATTCACACGATTGGAGGTCTTTCTAAGACAGCAACTCAAGCTTTAAGACAATTATTAGATGCTGGAACACTTTCAAATCTTCCTGCGGGCTTTAAATCACGAGGAATTCGAATTAGAGACGATGAACAGCCTTTTCAACCAGGAGAATTTAGAGATGTTGATGCTCCAGGAGGAAATATCAAAGATCAGTTCCAAATGTTGCCTTTTAAAGAACCCTCTTCAA